CGGATTCTTCTTTAGAAGGTTTTTCTTTTACAGTTTCATCATCATCTAATTGTCGTATTTCACTACGAATATCAGCCATTTTTTCCATCAGTTTTACTTGTTCGTCAGTATTACCTTCATCGATAGCTGATTTCATTTGTTTAGAAACATTCTCGTAATTATTTTTAAAACCAGTCTTTAAACTTGTTCTAGTTTTACTCTCCAAGTTTTTATATCTTTCTTCCCACTCTAACGCTTTTTTTTCAGCGTCAGAACGCTTTCCCACTTCTTTGGCGATACGCTTTCTAACTTTTTCTGAGTAAGGTAAATCAGAAGAATACTGTGGAATATCTTTTTTTATTTCTTCTTTTGATTTTTCTGTTTTAGGCGCATGTTCGTATGTCGCTTGTTCTGCTTCTTCTTTAGCTGGAGCTTCCATATCTTCTTGAAGCTTCTCTAAAGGATTTTTTTCTACTTCTACTTCCTTAACATCTTTCTCATCGAGATTAACCTCGATTTCTTTTTTCTTTTCTTCTGGCATAGTTTCTCCTATGTTTACATAAATTAATTTATGTTTACTATATATTACGAGATATTATATCTGGGTTTTCCAGTGTACCTAATACCTCATCATCATTTATTAACACCATTTTAACATTTTGTACAGAGATTTTCGCGCCTGCGTATCGTCCATAAAGAATCCAGTCCCCTACTTTACACCAGGGCTTTTTTCTATCAGAATAACACTCTGGTCCCATCACGATTACTTGACCTATACTGTTTAAATATGATTGATCTTCTCTACTTTTATCAGTTAATATGATTCCTCCCTTTGTCTTTTCTACTACTGGTACGGGTCGAATAAGTATACGATAGCCTACGGGCTGAGGTAATTTCTCAGGTGTGGGAATAGTATTATCAGTCGCCCATATATCCATTTTATTCATCATCTACTTCTCCTTTTCTATATTTTACTACAAGATCATTTATGATCTCAAGAGCTTTATTTAATCCTTGATTATAACCATATATTCTTTTGAACTCAGATATATCCTCTACACCTTTATTCAAAAGGTTATTACCTAATTCTTGTCTATGAGATTTAATATTATTTTTGATTGCTTGAAGTAACTTCTCCATATTTCCTTGCAATCTCTTTTAGTGTATCATCAAAAGATTTATTAATTTGTTTCGAAGCCAGTGCGAATAATTTAGGCTTAATAACTTTAATAGACATTTTTTTATTTTCCAGGAATTTTTTAGCTTGTCTAATTTCTTCTCCTTTTAAGTTCATTTCTTTTTATCACTCCTTGCAACCCGTGATGCAGTTTCAATAATTTTAGCTTTTGCTTCAGCGTCCAATCTTCGTTGAACATGTTCGTCCTTCTTTTCTCCTGATTTAAATCTTTGTTCCCTGATTTCTAAATCTTTTTTCTTTAACGCGAGTCCTTCCATTTTAGCTTGTGCCTCGACATCTTGTTTTTGTTGTTCGACTGGAACTGGCATTGAACCAGCGAGTTGTCGTGCTGCTTGTGCTGCTGCAGTCGCGATTGCATTTTCTTCTTTTATAGGAAGCTCTTTAGGTGTTTTACCCTCAAGCTCTTTATTAAACTCTCCTGAGGATGTTGGAGTCTGAGGCGATGCTGCTTGCATCTGTTGCTGATATAAGTATGCCATATGTTGACCAAGATGAGCCAGCATTGGAGGATAAAGCATCTCACGAGCTGCTTTACTTCCAGCATATCGAGGATCTGCCATAAATTGTTCATGAACTGCAATATGGGCAGCTTGATCTTGATCTTCAAAAACTTTAATCGCGTCTCCATTCAAGACAGCCATATTCTCTGATACTGGATCACGTCTAGGTGTAAGTTCGTCTTCGAGTAATAAGTTCTCATAATCGGGTACATTTAATGATTGTAAAAATCTTCTATATGCTTCTTTAACATTAATAAGTTGAGGTGCAGATTGTGCGAGTTGTAGACCTGTTTGAGCTAAAGCTATTCTTTGAGCTTGAGAAAAAATATTAGGATCTGATACAGGAACTACATTAATATTCTGATCAAAATCTTTTCGTCTTATAACTTTCTTTTCCCCTATAACATCATAGGGATATTCAGCATCTAAATATTCTCCATTCAGTTTATAGATTAATTGAAACTCTCTTCCTTGTGCTTGATGAATTCTTTTATGTATTGCACTAAAGACTTTCGATCCTTGTTCGATTAAAGCAATCGTTGTTCCAACTGGACCTGATGCAGCAGAGTCACCTACCATCGCATCAGCGATGGAAGCAAAACGTCTACCAGCTTCTGACATTAGTCCTAGAAGTTGAAGGAGCGTTTGACTCGGTTCTTTAAATGGAAGAGGGACAAAGCTTTTTCTTAGATCATCTCCATAAGCTTCGACTTCTACCCATTCTCCTGGAGAAACTGTAATATCTCCACCTTCGATCCGTGCTCCTTTAGCACGAAATCCTCCATTTAAATTTGAGAATGCAGCAGAATCCAATAAAGCTCTTAATGCTCCCGTACTCGCGTGTTGTAATCCGCCGATCATATGAATCAATCCAAAGCCATAGAAACCTAAGCCTGGAAGATATTTATAATGGACGAAATAATTTCTTTTTTTCATCAATAGATCAAACTCTTGCCAGTTTCTTCTTACTGATAAAACTTGTCGCGTATCATAATCTAGAGTTACAATATAAGGAAGAGCTAGATCGCTTTTATCTTCTCCTAAATCATAATCGGCGTGAATCTCTAAAACTGTATGAAGATTATCAGCCATTGACGGACTCATTCCTTCTAAACGTTGTAGTGTTTTTTGAACTGAATCTTGTGTATTAAGACTGTATCCTTGTTCTTTCGTAATAGGAACTTGACGATAATATCCCGAGACCATATACTTTTTAATTTCATTAACAGATTGTTTCATTACTTGGGTATATCTCTCTGCGGAAATTAAATCAGTATTATCATTAGAGATTACTAATTCCTCTGCAGGTACGAACGTTGTACAAATTCTATCTAAGGTATTATCAAAATATACTTTTTTAAATGCACTTCCTGCCAAAGAAAGATAAAATAACATTTGATCCAGTTCATTAAAATAATCTGGAATCTGAGTGGTAACTTGATAATTCATAAAGTCCTGAACTCGTTGTGCTTGATTGGTTTTTTTATCTGTGGTTTTTCCAATAATTTGAGTTTTTACTGGACCTTGAGCTGGAAATAATTCAGAGATAGCTCTAGCTTGAAATTGAGTTGCTGCCTCTGCAAGTAAAGGATGATGAACACCCGAAGCACCTGGAAAAGGATCACTTCTATCCTCGACGATTACTCCAAGCATCTTTAATCCCTTAGAGTATTGATCCTCCCAATTTTTTCGCGAAGACTTATCATCTTCATAAGCTTTAATTAAATCATTAGCTAATTTACCTATAATTGATTTATCTAAACTTTCAGCTAGATTTTCATAAAAGTCCCTCTCTAAAGGAGTTTGATATTCTTCTTCACTCCCGGGAACATCTACTTTTATTTCTTTACCTTTATCGTCTTTATAAGATAAAGGTTTTTCTTTTAAATCTACTTCGAGTTCTGCCATTATGCAGCACTCCTTTTTTTACCCATTTTTTTGAAAGTCTTAGCTAGATTATATCTTTTGGAACCTGGACGACATGTGGGTCCACCGAATTTCTTACCAGTACAAACTCCTTTCGTACCTCTTTTTTTAATTGAACGAGTAACACTTTGAATCCATTTTTTCTTATTTGTAGACATATTTCCTCCGTATAAGCCATATTAACTTGTTTTTGGAGGATTTGGAAACAAAAAATTAGTTTTTATTGCGTTTACACTGACATCTCTTGGCGAATGGCCGTGAGATAAATTCTATGAACTTAAGTATTGTTTTTTTAATCATCTTCCTTGTCCTCTGCTTGGTTTTCTTTTACTTCTCTTATTAGGGCGTTTAACATGTCGTCCCTTACGCTTCCTATGCACCTTCTTTTCGTGCTTATAGCCATACCTAGGCTTAGTCATTTAATGACGTACTTTTTTCTTAAATAATTTAATTGCATCTTCCCAAGTAATATCAATTGGAATCTTTTTAACACCTACTTTTTTTAATTTATCTCGAATAGTTTTTCCTGGTACTTTTTTAAGTTCGCTATAATATATTCCCATAATTATGCTTGTTTTGGTTTATCTGCACTTCCTAGTAAAGGAAG